AAGACCCACATCATTGAGGGCGTCCCAGCTGACGCTAAAGTGGAGTCTATGACTGTCGACCATGTCCGTGGCGGTATCATGCTGCTGATTCAGTCTGAGGAGTACGATGAGATTCCAATGACCGATATTCCACCTGTGCAAATGGTCCAAATTCGGCAAGGTATCCCTGGTGCCACCAAGAAGAAAGCTAAAAAGCGTAAAAAGTAAGTGTGATACAATGGCGTCAGACGAACGCCGTCCAGCTGAACTCGTCTGTTTCAACACAAAAACCTGAAACAGAAATAAAAGCTCATAAGAGTTCAGCGGTGGCGTCCATATAAACTACTCCATTCAAACAAAAAAGGCAGCCACCGCTGCCTCTTTTTATTTACTGCACAAACGCCCTGCTGTGCATAAATCACTCGCCCACTTGACCACCTGCCACATCATCAATCACCCACTGCTCATCAATATCTAAGTGGTAATCGCTATCACAAAGCTGCCGAGCAGTGTCACCTACATATAAATTAAATTCACTACGGTAGATAAAATGCCTATCAATTATTGGTATTTCGGCTGTTGCATTAAGCGCCAGCGCATCATCTTCTGGTATAAAGCTCAACAGAAAACCCTCGTCATCAAGATAAGCTTTTAGCATATACGCACCCATCCAGCCAAAACAATCCACCCTGTCATATTTGGCATTGACTGGCACTTCAATTTCTTGGCCTTCGTGGTTTAGGCGGATGCCAAAGAATTTGTCTGGTTTTATTTCACTCATGTTAAACCCCTTAAAGTATAAAGTTAGGGCTTACATAGTGTCGGGTTGGGCGACAGGCTAAGGCCTAACTTGTTTGTAATTGGGGGTTAGATGCGGCTCTTGCGCTTTATTGTTGCCCTCGCTTGAGCCAGATCACCACCTTGAGGCTTTACAAAATACCACCCCAGTGGCAGCGTCTTGATAATCGCCTTGACCCATTTCAACATTCGTCATCATCCCCTTGCATCTCTCTGGTTGCTCGTAGTTGAGCAAGCATATTTATTGCGTGTTGGCGAACCAACTCGGTGCTGCCGTATTTGGCAACGTGGGTGTAGTAGTTGATTCGTGCTTCGTAAGCATCTACAAACATTAATTAACCCTCCTTGACCAACGGTCTTTGACTTCAGCTTGCGCTTCCACCAACATGATTCGCCATTCGGCGTTATAAGTGGCAGTGAATCTGCTGCGGTCAGTGGTTGTTTCAACCATATCCTGACAGTGGCTGACCCATTCGTTGAGGCTGAATAGTGACATGTCTTGCAAATTCAACGTGGATTCCTCCGTTTCTTGCGTGACTTCCGCTTCCTGCGAAACTGCTTAATTGTAGCTTCACGCTTGCGGTTTTGGGCAACGCTAATTGGTGGCATCTTCCCCCTAATTGGTAAATTACTAGCGTAAACAGTTGCCTACACTGTTAGCGTGGCTCTCAAAGATGGGAGGTCGAACCACGCTGACACTATAGGAAACGACCACAAGACGTTAGCACCAGCCCACGCCCTATGAGGTGCTTAGTCTTGTTTTGGTCTTGTTGGTTTTCAATGTTCAGCGCACTTTGAGAGAACTGAGGAAGTAATGAAATCGTTTGTGGTTGTTTGGAAGATCGAGGGCGTGACTTAAGCTATTTATTAGAAACGGTAAAAACACCTAGGCTGGTCAAGAATGGCAGTGCTGACTCTAGCCAAGCTGGGGTGGTGTCGTAGTAGAGGCTGATTGCTGTGACGCAAGCGCCAACTAGTGCCACAATGAATTTGTTGTATTTGCTTAATTGCATATTATCTCCTTAGTAATTTATTAATGAAGTTCATCAACGATTCAGTGAATCCAAGATTGATTGTTGTGTTGCCAGAATCAACGTGGGGCGGCACTTCTTTTAGTGCGGCAATCTCTTTGTTCAGCTCGGCAATCTCTGCATCTTTGTTCTCTACCGTCTTGGCAGCCTTGGCCTGAGCTTCGTTTATAGCCTTCATAGCGGCCTCTAGCTCGGCTTTAGATGGTCGAGTGGATAGTTGAGCTATTGTCTTCTTTGCGGCTGCTAGGGCAGCTGCTGTGGCCTTAGCTCGGGCTGCTTCGGCTGCTTTCCTTGACTCTCGGATAGCTCGTTCGCCGCTAGTGAAGATGCCGTTGCTTACAACTTCAGGCGGTTCATTTGTGTAAGTAGCCATGCCACCTGCATCTGGTTCACGGCCTAGCCCCATATTGTATTGTTGTGTTACGAATTTTTTACTTGACATGTTTCCTCCTGTTACTGGTGTTGCTGCTGCTCTCAGCACTGTGCCAATCGTTGTTGTTATTTTGGATAGGTGGGCATAGGTTACGAATATGCCGTTTGTGTTTTTCACAATTACATAATTACCCCATTGCGAAGCTGTGCCAGTTTGTACAACTGTGCCTAGCTTTAACTCATGATTGGTGGGGTTGACAGTTTGTTGAGTCCAGAAGTCCGTACCTGCTTGAGCGTGTAAATGCGGCCCTGTTGCCCAGCCTGTCGCACCAACTAAGCCAATTTGAGTACTGCCAATTACAACTGGTGTGCCTGTTGGCGCTGCCCTGTCATTGCCTCTGTGCGGTCTGGCGGCGGTGTACGGCGCACTCGAAGCACCGTAGCCGAATGTTACTGGGTAATCTCTAATTGTTTTTGCCATATTACTCCACTCTCTTAAATGGCTCTGATTGCCATGTTTTAGTTATGGTTCTAATTGGGTTAACTTTATACTCGTTTAGGAATCTGAAGCGGCAGACTGTATTTAGTGGGGTATTTTTTTCCATAATGTATTCGCTTTGCGCTCTAAACGTGCCAACTGGCCTAGATGTACCGCCCATAGCTATCGGGGTGACAAAGTGTGTAGTGCCGTCAACACAATCTATGCTTCTGGTTACAGTAGGGCTGACGTTAGTGTACTTGGTAAATTCAAAAAGTATCTTGAGGGTATCGTCTTGCTGGACAGTTTCATTGTTATTCTCATCGGCAACAGGCATGACGTCCAAGCCGTCTAGTAATATTGCTTCTGGTAGTCTATCATTCACAATCTCAATCGGCTCTGTAACGTCTGCGGTCTGGTAAGGGTAGAATTGCCAGTACAGCACCAAAAAGAATGTGTAAGTTATCATTCCCAAAAAGAAGAATGTTATTGCTGAAAATAGTCGTTTACTTAATGCTTTTGGATAGCTCATTTGTTACCCTTGCCATAGTCGAATGAGCCAGATACACCCACGCCTATCAGACCTGCTATAAAGTATTCGCTAATTCCAATTTCTAGCTCGAATATGCTAGACACAATCGTTATTACAATAAGAATGGTTGCCATGCCAAAACCAATGATTTGAACTGTACGCTTTGCCAGTTTTTCATTGTGTTTCGGCGTGTTTGATGGCATCTTGAACAATCTTTCCTGTTACATAACCAAAGATGAATCCGATTAGTAGTTCCATGTTAAGCTGCCTCATACGATCCGCTAAATTGCATAGTGTCGCCAGTTGCCCAAGTAAAAGGCACTGTTGCTTGAACTGCTTGAACGCCTAAGTATGTGCTGTCTGCGCGCATTGCAACAATTTGAACGGTTGTTGTAGATTCCCATTCCAGGGTTGCCATGACACTGTCGCCAGTGCTGCTATCAACCGTTCTACCAAAAGCTATTGGGGTAGCATCATTTATGTTACTGGCAGCTGTAACAGGCAAGGATATTTTCATACTTCCAGACATTGATGATGTTGAGCCGAAAGTTAGCACCATCGTAAAGTTTACCGTTTTACCAATTTGCGAGTAGCGGCCTACAAAAGTTCCGTTTCCCAGTGTAAAAAGTGTGAATGTAGGTGTCCATGATTGCCAAGCCCAGTCAGTGCCAGTGCCAGCCAGAAGCTTTTCAGGGGTAATTGAATTATCATCAAGTGCTGTGCCGTCTTGCAGGGCATCAGTGTTGTCATGGATTTGATTCCACTGGTTTAATGTTGGTGTTTGAAATGCTGTATATCTTGTGCTATCGTATGCCATAATTTTTTAATCCTTATTTATTGTACCATTGCGCTTGCGTTCGTCTACTATCTCTGGCTGTTCCGTTTCAGTTTCAAACTCGCCTACTTGAGGTATGCCCCTGACGGATATGTCCACTGTCATACCTTTGGCGGTTTTAACTTCTGCATAATCCTCGTTATCAAAAACAATAATTGTTTTACTCATGTTGTGCCTCCAGGTGCTGCTGCGAATGAATAGCTTTTATATAGTATGTGATAAACATGTGCGCTACTGTCATTATTGCTAATGATAATGTATTGAACCCTTATATTGCTTTGATCGCTTGAGGCTGCATAGTCAAGCCATTGCTGTATGACCATGTTTTCCTGTCCAGCACTCAATGAAGCACCACTCGGAAATAAAAAGGCATCAGTGTTTGTATCAACACGCACACTAAACAAAAAGTTCCAAAGGCTTAAAACTTCGTTATCTGGCGTAGTTGTAACCTTAACAATCAGATCTGCCCCTGCTGGTATGCTTGGGCTTGTTACTTCAATCCAATCAGTCGGGCTTTCAGGTATGGATTGAATAGTAATTTGTTGTCGAATTTGGTTGTCAAAATTCTTGGTTGTCATGGTGCGAGCCTATCTTCTCCGCCTACTTGACTACTGCCAATTGTAAAATAGGTGTAGCGAGTAAAGCTTTTGATGTCCAATATCTGTCGCAAACGTGTTTTGCTCAAGATGCCATTTATAGCGGTAATCTTGTATTCCCTCGTTGCCCCTGCGGTGTGCAAGCGGATTGCATCGCCAATTTGCAGGGCTGGGTTAGCTAATACTTCAATCCGCTCAACAGGCGTAAACTCTTTATAATCCTGCAATAAGATGGCTGCTTTTGATTCAGTTTCGTCTTCATCTTGAAAAAAGTTGTTTTCAATCTTTAAAATCTGCTCGTCATATTCGTCAATACTAGCTTGGTCGATTGCTTGAACCAGTATGTTATCCACAACCTTAGCTGGCGTTCCAAAAACCTTAACCTCGGTTATAAATAGATCAAAGCTGTTGGCGTTAGAAAATGTTAATTTATAGCTGTTGTTAAATAGCGAGCTAGAACTAATTGTAATACTTGCTGTGACAGCTTCTCCTGTGGCGTCTGCGGCTTTGTTGGCTCTAAAATAGCTACTGGTAGCACTGGCGGCTTCTGCTGGCACTACAGCGGTTGTAACAGGGTCTAAAAATTCTATCCAAACAACAGCAGTTGAACCAGCTCTAACTAGCACACTCTTGAACAGACTGCCAACGTCTTGCTTATCTTGCACTTGACGAACTTCACCCTCAAGCTCAATGACGTTTTTTATATCAGACTCAGGCCGCCTTGTAAGGTCAAAAACATTGTTGTCGCTAAACTCTGCCACGATTGAATCATTATAATTTTGGCGGTTCTTGAAGCGGATAACACCTAGCTCATCCATGTACAGCCTGCCCATCTCGGCCTCCAGCAACTTCATGACAACCGAGCCTAGTTTCTGGCGCTTGTTTATGACTGCAAATTTTATGATATTAAAGCTGGTGTCTAGCTCGTACTGGCTGCTAATCAAGCCGGCACTTTGTAGCAACTCATCTAGCAACTCATCGGTTCTTGAATTTTCTGTAAGAATCTCCTCGTCAAGCGACTTGTCGAATATGGTTTTCAAGAATCCAACCAGCTTAAATGTGATTGTCTTGTCCACCTCATCAAGGCGGCCACTGTCTTCTGTTATTCCAACAAAGTTAGGCACTAGCTGACCTGAAAACCCTGTGGATAACCGCACTGGCCTTGATGGCTTGACGCTACCATCTATTGCACTGCCACTGCCTTGAGTAAAAAAGTCATCGTGATTATCCAGTGTCAACATGCCATAGGATAGACTGACACTAGAAAAAGGGTCTTCTTCTGTTGTCCACTCAAAGCCTATAACTCTATCTGAGTAGTCTGTATAGCTGTACTTATCCCACTCCTGCACAACATTAACATCATTCGGGCGTATAAAATCAGTGCCGCCAACCTCGCTTGTGCCAATCTCAAAAAACGCTACATCAGCATCGTATGTTTTATCAAAACTAATCTGGCAGCGCCAATCAATCTTTCGCAAGCTACTGCTAGCTTTGTCTAAATATGATTGTGATACCGTTTGCATTAGCTGATCGCCTCACGTTCTTCAAGTGAAATTGAAAACCCCTCAACGTATTGGCCGTTGTGGCGGATGCTAATTGTTGGTATTGATATATATACTGGTGTCCATAGGTCAATATCGTTAATGTGAAATGTCAAAAAGCCCTGTGTGCTGTATTGCTTGTCATATTTTGCCCTGATCGCTTCATACTCAGTCTTTGTTAATAGCTTCCAGCTAATTTGCCACATCCTACGGTTGTTATAAAAATCTACTCTTAATGTACCGTCTAGCGTGTAGTTCTTGCTGGCGTTCGGGTCTATAACTTCATCAAACGTGCTGTAGTTGGGCAGCAGCAAGCCGTCCAGGTATAGTGTCTGGTAGTCGTTCATAAGGCTGGCTTTCCTTGGCTTCTGCGCTGCTGATTAACAAGCGCAAGGCCATCGTTAAATATATCTCGCATGTCTGTGGCTGATCGAGCCATAATGCCGTTCATGTGAATGTGAATAGCAGAACCGCCCATTTCATGATTAGGGGTTATGGAGCCAGCGTTGTCTGGTGTAAAGATTTCTGGCCCACGCTCGCCGACAAGATATGACTTGCCCGAACCAACAGGGCCACCATCAGCTCGTAAACCACTCAAAAATCCACCCTTAAATGGGTTAAGGTCGCTAAACTTAAATCCCAAATCGTTTTGTAGTGCCGCTGTTTCATTCCTTACATTTTGTATATAGCCAGCAAGTTCCCTTGATTTTTCATCACCTCTTTTTGTAAGAGCTATTATTGACTCATCCATAGTTTTGACGTTGGCAACAATGCTGTCAGCTGTCTTTTGCATTGTACGTTGTAATTTTTGACCTTCCCGAGCAACAGCTATGATTGCTACAATTGCAACAGCAGCAAAAGCAGCAAAAGCCAGTGGAAACACACCTCCTGCTGCGACACTTGCTTTCATGTATGCAGCAAAGTTAACAAAAGCTGCCTTCAAGCCACCCTGCATGATAATTGCAACACGCACTTTGTCTATAGCACCAAGCACCTGCCAGCCCAACAGCATCGCACCAAAAGTTGCTAGGACAGGTATTATTATCTCAATCTTGTCAATTAAAAAGGCGAGGGCATCAATAAAGAACCCAACGGCCAGAACTAAGACAGTACCTATAACTGGTATTAATGGTTTTAAAACATCTTCCCATAGGGTTTTTAGTGCAGGTATAAGATCATCTTTAATTTGCGTCCATAAATTTTGTAATTTGGGTATCAAATAATCAGCAACTTCTTGTGCCACAAGCCTAATAGCTGGGTAAACTTCATTGAATTTATTCCTCATAGCATTAAAAGTGTCTACTGTAAATGCTTTAGCATCTTGCAACCATTTTAAAAATCCATCACTTTGTAAAAAGTCGCGAAGTTTTTCCACCATTGGAGTTAATCCAACTATAACAAACTTGCCTATCACCTCTTGAGCGTCACCAAAAGCGTTGCTAAGTTGCTTGAGCTTTCCAGTATAAGTGTTTCCTGCCGCTTCGGCTGCACCGCCGTACTGCTTTTCTAACTCGTCCAATATGATAGTTTGAGCTTCTGCAAGCTTGTTGGTTTCGACAAGCGAATTGATAGTTGCTTTTTGGTCTTCACTAAACTGTATGCCTGATCTGCTCAATGCACTAAGATTTGCAACAGGATCATTTAACGCTTTACCTAGCTGTATAGATGCACTTTTTAGATCTCCGTCAAGTCTTGTTGCAAGGTTTAGTGCAGCTACTTGTGTCCTGTCAAAATTCTTACCTGAGATGTTCGTAAATGTAAGCAGTTGCGCTGTTGCACTTTGTAAGATTTCTTCATCACCAAACAGTGTGTTTTTTTGCAGGTCGCTTGCTTGTTTTTGAAGCTCATCAAAAGTTTTACCACTAACGCCTGCTGTTGTTTTTAGACCTTGTTCAACTTGAGCAAGTGCTTGTTCTTGTTTTGCAAAAGCTTTGACACTAGTTGCTGCAAGTGCTGTTACAGCAGCGCCGCCAACCAGACTGATTTTTCCTAAAGACTTTAACAAGTTGCCTGCCGCACTGGTCATCTTAGAGAATCCAGACCTAACATTTTTGGATGATTTATCAAACTTGTCGTGTTTAAGTCCTAGGTCATAGTGAATTGAGCCTACTTTTTTACTTGACATGTTTCACCCCTTTAGCAATATTGACCTGTTGCAACAGGCGGTGTGTACCGCCATAGCGAGCATCGGCATTGTCAACATAATTCTTTAAAGCTTGGCCACCAAGACCAGCGACAGCTAGCTTTGCAACTTCATCAAGATCAGCCTTGCCTGTAAGTCTGTGCATAGCATTGTAAAGCGAGTTGAAAGTTACTGCTGCCATGTCTAGGACTCGCTCAAGAGTGTACGCTGGGTAGTAATGTATAAACTCAGGTATCATCAGGAGTTCGTCCTTGTCGCTTTTGGGTCGCTGTTGCCCTCGTCACTATCGCCACTTTTAACCTTAGCTTTTGTAAGAGCTGCTTGTTCGCTGGTAGTAGCCGACTCTAAAACAACTCCAATAAGATTCATAACGTCATATATATCTAGCGTCACATCTTTCAGATCTGGTATCAATGCGATAAAGACAGCGTTAACTCGCTCCTCCATCTTAATTAGCTGCTCAGGCTCAAGATCGCCATCATAATTACTCTCGCTTACTTTGACAATTGTTTCAAAAAAAGGTGTACAGGATTTCAATATAATAACGTGGCTAAGTTTTGGCGGCATAACTATATAGTTTTTGCCTTGAATTTCAACCTCTTTTCCCTCTGGCATAATGTCATTCTTGTCAATTGCCATAACTGTAATCTCCTAACTTATTAGATCAGTGCTACGGTGTGTCACCTGTAGCGTTATCTTGTATAGCTTATAATATTCTGAATCTCTGGCAACGTCCTCAACATCACCAATCATTAGCATGGTATAAATGTAGCTGTCAGCGGTAATGGTATTGTGCATACGGTGCAGCGCTCGCTTGACATTTTCTACAGTTCCAATTGCAGTTGCTGAACTTGTATCACCAACATATATATCTAAGACTGTTTCTTCCAGTGGCGTGTAGTTGTTTAGCACCCCACCCGATCGAATCACATAGATGCCGCTTGTATCAGCAGGCATTTGTCCAATAAATATGCTTGTACCAACCTCGCCAAAACCAGCGTCAGCTATATAGTTTGCAATCTCGTTTGCAATATCCATTATGCCCTTGCCCTTCCGCCATGTTTTTTGAACTCTTTATTTAACTTGGCAGCAGCTTCGTCACCTGATTTTTTTAGATAATGCTTACCAGTACCAGGGGTTGTGTAGTTTCGGACTGTTCGCTTGCCATCACCGCCAAACTCTTGAAACGCTGCATATTTTTTATAAAAACTAATACGCCAGTGCAGCAACTTCTGTTGATCTATATCACTATCAGCCTGCAACTGAGCTTTATCCCTCGGCACTCTGCGTCTTGCGTTTATCAAAACATCTCGGCTTGCAGATCGCATAGCATCATTCAGCACATTAACCGCACTGCGCTTGAACTTTGGCATATTGTCAACAACTTTAGTACTCATGATATGAACCCATAGCGCAACAGATCAACTTTTATAAACTGTGCCGTTGGATCGCGCAGCTTGCGAGCAACAGTTAAACGCTCGACTCTGTAGTAGCCATCTCCAAAGCGCACAATATCCTGTTTAACAATACCACTATCAGGCAATAGCCATGCCATAGCGTCGCTCTGAAGCTGTTCATTAGTAGAACTGGTTACAACGTCGTTAATCTCTCTAAAGTGGCACACATGAGCTGTTTCGCTGCCAGCAATAAAATCACCGTAGGCGTTGCGAGTGGTGGCAACCTTGTAAATGGTGTGCAGCATTGGCGGCTTCATTAGATTATATTCCCAAAGTGCCCTTTTAGTTTGGTCATAACGTCTTGAACCTGACTAGAGCCGTACTCAACAGAGTAGCCCTCAATAGATTCTTTTTTGACATTGTTATTATCGGCCACCTCTGCACGCAGCATGTCCAGCATTGCATCTCGGACAATTCTAAGCGTGTCTGTGTCTTTATGGATAGAAAACTGTGCCTTAACGCCCACATTGCTAATACCATTCCTCAGACGGCCTGAGCGCAGCCTGACCATAGTTTTTAACAAGCGGTTAGGTGGGTTCATTTCATAGTCAGATGTGTCAAAGGTGTATTCAGTGTTCGTATCATCGTTAACATAGATTAAAGCGGTTACATCTGTGCAAGGGTCTATCTCAAGATGTTGCACACCGCCATCATAATATCTTGTGCTTTCACCTGTTTGCTCTAGGCTCGAACCAAGCATTAGTTCAATGTGCGACTGTAGCGCTTCATTTACTAACTTGAAGTTGTAGGCTTCAATATCAGACAGATTCCTATTAATTCTTGTTTCAAATTGGCTTTGACTGATGAGCGCCATGTGTAGTTCTTCCTGATTAGTTAATAGAAGCTTGAGCATATTGTATCACTTAAACAAAAAGAGGGATATTGCTATCCCTCTAATTTTGTGCTTTACCGTTGCTACGAAATGTTTGCAACACCCATTCTTCCGAGGGCTCTGCCATCGGTGGCTGCTCTACTTTCGTCAATCAGTGCGGTATATGTGACATCAAAAACTGACTGTTCATCAATCTTGTATGCAAGTGTCATGTTTTCACTAGACACCGCTTTCCAAAATGTGTAAGTCAAATTTCCGTCAGCATTTCCGCCCTGCGGTGTAATGACCAGCTCTAAGGCATCGTTACGCAAGCTGTAGCCTGCTTTTGTGCCAAAGTGGGTATGGTCATCAGCCGAACCAATGTCATAGTCATTTTCTGGCATGACATAGTTCAACGTGCCTGGCGTGATTTCGGCAAGCTTGAGTTTAACAGTAGCCTTTTGGCCTGTAAGCACCATGTCAATTGGAGTAGTACCCCAAAGATCGGCTGTTACATTTGTAAACTCTCGCTCGATTTCAATCTCTGTACCATCAACGGTATGACCTAGGTCAACACCGCCAAGGGTAATCAGGCTGCCAGCAGCAACTTTTAGCTTTGAAATATCGCCCATTGTGCGCCTTTCTGGTTAGTAAATATCATATCTTAACAGATTACGATACTGTACCGACTCCAATTACGCAGAAGGCTGACTCGAAGCGTGTTTGTGGTACAGCTCGCAAAGTAGCTCGCATTGCCCACGCATCTTGGCTAATCAAGTTAATCTCAGTTCCGCCTGCGTCAGGTACTACGCCACTGTCAAAGACCTTAGTTTCAAGCAATCGCTTGACGTGGATCTTGACTCGGCCTAGATCACCAAACACTGCAAACGCTTCGTTACCAGTGATGTCACCAACGGCTGGCATTATGTCTACTAGCTCGACAGGGATTCCGTCAATAGTAGGCGTTACCATTCCAGTTGGGTCACCAGCAAGGTATACACCTGTACCAGCACCACCGCCATTGTCGATTCGACTTGATCGTAACTGATTCCATACAGTCGGGTGCATGAAGAACCTGCCGTTACGGCGAGCTGAACTTGCAATTTCGTACTGTACAGGTAGTAAGTCATCAAAGTCTAGGTTAGCAATTGCTGCACCAACAGTCTTAGTCTTCCAAGGTTCACCCACGTCAGGCTGTGATAGCAAGCCATGTGTTGCGTCTGTAAAGACTAACTGGTCAAACAGTTTAGCTCTTGCACGACCAACTTCGCTGGTAGCGTCCGCAAACATATCAATGGCTGCATCTTCGACAATCTCGCTACTCATAATTAGAGTGGCAATGTACTTGTCAAGATTAGCTGTTGAGCTGCTGTAGGTAAGCTTCTGTGCATTAGCAGCAGTCATTTCACCGACTTTTGTAAAGTTAATTTCATTTGTGCCACGAAGCAAAGTTACGCTATCGCGATCAGTTCGCCTAACGTCAGCGAGTCGTGATGCTACACCGTACTCGTCAGTCAATCGCTCCACTTCAGCGATAAATTCTGGATCAGGTACAAGTGCGCCACCGTCTGCGCTGGTTGTTACGTTCTGGAAGTCGCTTTTGCTAATCTCTTGCCATAGCTTCGCACTGTTTTCATTGTACTCACGCATAGTTGCAAGATCGCCATTTTTCTTGGCAATGATTGCTTTTGCAAAACGTACTTCCTTTGGTAGTGTGTCAAAACCTTTTTTCAGGTTGAGTGTCTTTTCAGTTGACTCATGCACGTCTTTCTTCTCAATCTTTTCAGTTCGGTCTGCAAGCTTTTCTGCAATTTCATCAGCAGTCGGCATTACAAACTTCTCAGCCAATGCTTTTTCTACTTGGTCGGCTGCTTTTTTAGCAATCGAATTTTCAAGCTTCTCATCAACTTCAAATGTGGTATCGCTCATAGAGTTTTACCCTTTCTTTACTATTCTAATGATTTGTTCGGCTTGGTTATCAACCGCTTGCGCTTGACGCAAAACCACTCGCCTGTTTATTTCGCCTGCCTTATCTTCTTGGGTTTCGCCTAAAGCTAATTCCTTTAAAGTGGCTACGAGGTTCTCTAGTGTTTCGATCTCTTTCAATGCTTTGTTTTCATCAGTTACAAAGGTTTTTCTGGCATAGGCTCTTGCAAGATTGGTCAATTCGCTTTGAACCTCTGTGGTATAGCCCTTGCTTGCGACAAGTGCATACTCGTTAGCCGGCACACTAACCACGCTAAACTCTTTCATTTTAAGCTTGGCTATGGTCATGCCATCGCTTCCCCATTCCTCAACCATGCCGCCAATCGATACGGCCTTTAGTACGCCGTCCATGATGTACTGGTAAATCTTTCGTGGAAACTCATCTTTTAGATAGAACTTAGCCCTTGCCATCAACTTATCGTCTTCAATCCACATCTTAGTTGCATTGCCAATCGGCAAAGCGAAACTATCGTGCGACCAAAGAATTACATTGTTGCCTTTTAGGTAGCTCTTGTAGTCAATCCCTTTAACATCAATGCGCTCTCCATGAGCGTCTAAATCGCCAGTCGATACGACAAATTCAACTTCTCCCTCTTGTAGCTTCTTAGCTTTTTGGATCAATCCATCAGCTTTAATGTGCATTTTTTTCTCCTAAATAAAAAGCAACGCAGCTATACTACGTTGCCATTAATAACAGTTGTACTAGCGCATATTGCGCTATGGGTTCTTGACCTCTGGCCGTAGTATATCATACGCATTAGTTAAATGTATATTGCTCAACAATTTGTATTCAAACAACTTCTTGCAACTTGGACACTTAACGGCTGCAACTACCATAGCTGCTTTCATTAACAGCCTGTTGCAGTTTTTGCATCTAACCTCTTGCATTATGCCTGA